TATCCCAGGGACGGCATTCAGCAATATTTTTATGCCATCGCTGAAATTGATGAAGACGGCAACGTGACTGACCTGCGCCCCAGAGGAACCCCGGAAGAGCGCCGCAGTCTGGACGCCCTGAAAAAACACGAGAAATCACGCAACCACCCGGACGCAACGCTGAAAGAAAAGGGCTTCACACAGTTAAGCAGCGCCACCACCAGTACATCAGAGACACAGGCAGCCACGCCAAAGGCTATAAAGATCGCCATGGACAACGCCGATGGCCGGCTTGCGAAAAACCGCAATGGTGAGGACATCCCCAACAAAGAGCTGTTCCTGATCAACGTGGGCGCACCACGCGTTTATGCAAAAGACGGGTACGTGGGTGAAGCAGGGCAACGCTGGACAACAGAACAATTCGTGGAATGGCTGAATGAGCGTGGCGCCTTCAGACCAGGACTCTGGATATTCAAAGCCAATATTTCACTTTCCCGGCACAGCGTGCTCACTGATACGGGCTATGGTGATATCTGCCTTGGAGGCTGCCTTATCGAAGTATCAGGCGACATCAACGGGGGGATCATCAGGATCACAACAGGTCTCGAAAGCCCAAACCCTGCCGACATGTACCTCCGCACACAGTTCACCGGGGTTGTTTTAAATAAAGGGAAAAGCACCATCTGGTACCGCACTTACACGGACAAAAACAAACCCACACCACAGGACATCGGCGCACTGCCTGCAAGTGAGTTGTTACCCGCAGGCGTTCCCCTGCCGTGGCCGTCAGACACCCCGCCTGCCGGTTACGCCATCATGGTGGGGCAGACATTCGATAAAGCACGATATCCCCTGCTGGCAAAAGCCTATCCGGATGGTCGTATCCCGGATATGCGTGGCTGGACAATCAAGGGAAAACCTGCCAGCGGTCGTGCGGTATTGTCACAGGAACAGGACGGCATCAAATCCCACACCCACGGGGGGAGTGTCTCAAATACTGACCTTGGCACGAAAACGACCTCATCATTTGACTACGGAACCAAAACAACCTCTACAAACGGACAACATGAACACAGCGTCCCCCTGAGAAGACAAGATGGCGGAGGCATAAACTTTGACTGGCTGGATGGTTCATCGTCCGGTTCTCATATTGGTAATGGATACGTTCCTGCCGCAGGTGACCACCAACATACCGTACCCATTGGCGCACACACCCACACGCTCGCACTGGGTTCACATGGTCACGGCCTGACCATTAACCCCACCGGTAATGCCGAAAACACCGTTAAAAATATTGCATTTAACTACATCGTGAGGCTTGCATAATGACCTTTAAAATGAGCGAACACCCACAGACAATTAAAATCTACAACCTGTCAGCCGGAACAAATGAATTTATCGGCGAAGGCGATGCCTGGATCCCTCCGCATACCGGACTGCCTGCGCACTCAACGGACATTGCCCCGCCTGACATTCCTGAAGGACACGTGGCTATCTTTGATGAGGATGAAAACACCTGGCAGCTCATGGAAGATCACCGGGGTAAAACCGTCTGGCGTCTGGAGTCGGGAAGCGCCTTACTGATTACTGAGCCGGGCCCGTTACCGGAAAACGTGACCATAATAAAACCGGACGGGGAGTTCTGCCGCTGGGACGGGTCATCATGGGCTAAGGATGAAGCGGCAGAACAGGCTTACCGGGTGAGCGAGGCGGAGAATAAAAAACGGGAATTAATACAGGAAGCAACAAATACAATAAACATCCTTCAGGATGCCGTGGATTTAAATATGGCGACCGACGATGAAAGCGCCCTGCTTCCCCTGTGGAAAAAATACCGGGTATTACTGAGCCGGACAGACACGGGCAACGCGCCGGATATTGTCTGGCCTGAATCCCCTTCGCCGGATCATCACGCAGGCTGACCGGAGGCACCATGACGTGGACAAGAAAAACAATCAGCGTCAGCGCTGACATGCCCCCGCTGAGCTGTTCCGTCATCCCCGTCACACCGTGGACTTACGGGCTGGGACGATATGAAGAATCGGGGGTATATTTAAGCCCTCCGAACGCCATAAACTGGCTGGCCGGGAAAATGGCCGGAAGCCGTGCATCCGGCGACGTGACCATTATCATGATTGCCGAAAACACCCACGATCTTTTTATACAGTCAATGGCGGCACTGACCGCCGTTCTGCCCGTGCCGGTATTCACGCAGGCACAGCGCATGGCACAGGCTGCCGCCAGTCTGAGCACTGACAAAATGCAAATCCCGATCACCACCGACACCCTGCCCGCACCTGTGCATCTTTCCGTTGCCACAATGCGCAGCGCAGTCAGTGCCGCCCGTGCAGCACAGGCCAGGCAGCTGGCAGCACAACGCCCGGATGCCGCAGGGCTTCGCCGCCAGATAAGCCGCTTTATCAGCAGACGGGCTGGCGCACTTGCCGGACTGGAAGAGGGGATCAGAACACTGGCAGAACAGAAGGCGCAGGCCTGGGTATTTCAGTACCGGGGGTATCACCGCGCCGCAGCGGCGGCCATGGTGAAGGATATCCCGGCACCGACCGCCGTACATACCGTTGCCGCACTCCTGGCGGCAGACTCATTAACTGAACTGGGGAAAATGATCCATGAGCCAGACCGCACTGCTCGCCCTTGATGGTGAGGGTATTTTCATGCAGAACATGGTGATTTCGCCCTCGATGCAGTTCCAGGAAAAGGACCAGTCCGGCCAGACATCGAGCACCGCGAACGCCGAGCAGGGCATCAAGGCCAAAGAGCTTCGCGTAACCGGGATGATCACCTTTGACAATGAGCGGGCCCTTCAGCGCATTTTCCAGCTGGCCTCTGCCACCACCGGGGACGGTGCCCTGAAAGTTTACCGTATCGCAAACGCCACCGCTGCCGCCATTAACTTTCGTGAAGGGACATTTTCCGGGCAGATAGACGCACAGCAGCAGACCGACCGCCTCGCCTGGCAGGTCAGCTTCACATTACGCGAAAGACGAAGCGTACCGGAAAAACGCCAGGCACGCGCCACCCCCGCCAGCAGCCGTAAACAGACGCCGCAGACGCCCGGCGCAAAAGGCGGGACCGTGGCCGACGAAACACCGGAGAAAATGACCTGGTTCGAAGAAAAGGTCCTCAAACCCGTCAATGATGCGCTGGAGTAACCATGAACCCCACTAAACGTCTGTTACTGGGTAACGACACCATTCAGCTGGTCAGTTGTTCCGTCATGCTTGAGCTGAACGCGTGCGGACGCGGATTTATCACAGCCAGAACAGAGCAGAACTACACCGGGCGCCCCGTTCGTCTCGATATCGGATACGGAAACGACCTGGTGCGCTGGTTTACCGGATACGTTGAACGCAGCCAGCCCGCTGAAAACGGCTCGGTGCGGCTTCTGATTCGTGAAATGGCGGGGATCCTTGATCACCCCTTCCCCTGTTCATTTCAGCACCCGACAATGCGCACGGTCACACAGTGGCTGAGTGAGACCAGCGGGCTGGAAATCATCCTGCCGGACAACGCGGCTTACACTGACAGACCCGTTCCGCATTTCACACACAGCGGCACGGGCTACGAACTGCTGGCCAGTCTGGGGCGTATTTTCTCCGTACCGGATTACATCTGGCATCCGTTACCGGACGGCGGCATTATGGCCGCTGCTGCCGCGCAGGGGATGTTTTCCGGTCGCCCCGTCACCATCCCGCACGAGTTCAGCCAGGCATCAACGGGCGGGCACAGTATGACCCTCCCGATGATTCAGACGCTGCGACCGGGTGTGGAGGTGAACGGTCAGCGCCTGACGATGGTCATGCTGGAAGATGACAACATGACCATCACGTGGACACCACGCAATAAAGCCACCGGCGCCCCCCTCCAGAAGTCCCCTTTCCGTCGCCAGGCTGAAAAGGCCTTCCCTGAACTGGCATCAGGGCTTCACCTGCCCAAACTGGCACGTGTTGAGGCACCGACCGAAGCCGTCAGCGCGGGCAATATTGCCGACCCGTTCAGACCCCGCTACGCGGTGAATCTCCAGCTGCTTGACGAGAACGGCAACCCGGCAGCAGATACGCCCGTCTATAACGCCGTTCCCCTCCCCGTTCCCATGGCGGGCAGTGAGTCCGGCATGTTCCAGTTCCCGCCACCCGGAACCCTGGTGGAAGTGGGATTTGTGGAAGGCCGGGCGGATAAGCCCTTCATCCGCCAGATAATGGCAGAGGGCCACAATCTGCCCGACGTGAAGCCGGGCGAGCAGTTGCAGCAACAGCGCGACGGCGTATCGCAGCGCGTGACGGTCGCCGGAGACTGGGAGCGCCAGACAGACCAGCGGATACAGGAGACATCACGCGAGCGCGTGGTGAGCGCAGACGAGGAAAAGCGGAGCCTGACCAGCCGGGAGACCACCATACAGGCAACCGACACAACCACCGTCCTGGGCGTATCCACGCTTCAGGCTGGCGCGGTCACCCATATCACTGAAGAGAACTACAGCATCAGCACGGGCGGGCACATGATGGTGGTTGCCGGTACCTGTGAGCGCGACGTGGAAGGCGACACCCAGGACACCGTGGGCGGCAGCCTTACCGAAAGGATTAAGGGCGTCCGTCACAGTATTGCGCTGGCGCAGAAGCTGGTTGGCGATACGGTGAAGCTGGGAAACGAGGGCATTAATGTACTGACCATGCTGACGGACCTTGCCGATGTGGTGGAAGAGCTGGCAGATATTACGGCATCACATACCCACCCCAAAACGGGCACGTCTCCGCAGGCCGCACAGTTCAGCCAGGTCGCTCAGGAGTGCCGCCAGCTTAAAAATAAATATTCACCAATAATCGAGTAATTATTCACTTTAACAGGCCGCGCAATGTGGCCTTTTTTATTCCCCCGACAATAAAAAATATTCATCACCGGACATCACCCGCCACGAAAAAACCGTCCGCAGCAGAAAAAAAGATGGACGAAACGCCCCACGTAATCCCCACGTAAAACGTCGCGTAACGCCACGTAACGAAGAAATAATCCCGCCAGCCCGATTCGATCCCCTGACATCAGAAAACGATTTCTGCGCCCCAAAATCGCCGCAAATGGCCGGAAATTTTCGGGGGCGACGTAACGCGTAAAGTGACGTAATCGGCGCTACCCCGCACACGCCTCCGGTATTTGTGTACGATAAATTTTGCAAATCGAAAGGGGTGCAAAACACCCCTCCAGGGCGCGCCATTACTGAGGTTTTCCCTTCTGAATGGTTTTGCACTTTGTGCAAGGTTTTGCAAAAGTGTGCAAAAACTCCGGCTTTCTGAGGATCCCGAAAAATTTTAATGCACTGAATAACAAGAGATTTTTAAAATTACGTCACGATCGAAGATCTGAAAAAGGATCCGGTGACGAAAACGGAAAAATCAGGAAAACCAGAACTGGCGCGGCCTGGCGGGGAGTGGCAGCAAAAATCACTTTTGCACACTTTTGCACAACTGCTCCGAAAAAGGATGGCGAAGGGGAAGGAAAACAGCCGGATCATCCGTTGCACGTAACGGACGTAAAAGGTAAATTACGCGCGGGTGCCTTTCGGCTGACGGCTGGAAGGAATACCTGAAGGCCGGATGTGAAAAGGCCCCGAGTCAACTAACGTTAACCCGAGGCCCTGACACTTCCTACCTGACAAGTGGAAGGTTAGCGCCTCCCTGTAAAAGGAGTCAAGCGCTATGCCGCAAAAAACGATCATAGTGAGCATTTTATGCATAACTATTTTGATGATTGTCTGGATGATACACAAGTCACCGTGTGAGTTCAGGCTTAACATCATGTGGTCACAATTTGCGGCGTTCTTGCAGTGTAAACAGTAAGAAACCGCAGCGGGGGTGAAAGCCCCCGCTATCCGGTTGCCGGGTTCGGTCGATATGGCACCCCTTTCTCCATTGGATTACAGACGTATTTGCCCGCAATATGCGGGCGTTTTTTTACCGTCCCCCTCAAGCATTGCGCACACAAAGGGAAATCAGTACATTACACGCGGGTGCCTTTCGGCTGATGGCTGGAAGGATTACCTGAAGGCCGGATGTGGAAAGGCCCCGGAGTCAACTTTAATGTTAACCCGAGGCCCTGACCATCTACCCTAAGCAAGTGGAAGGTTAGCGCCTCCCTGTAAAAGGAGTCAAGCGCTATGCCGCAAAAAACGATCATCGTGAGCATTTTATGCTTAACCATGTTGTTGACTGTCTGGATGATACACCGTTCTCCGTGTGAGTTCAGACTTAACATCATGTGGTCAGAATTTGCGGCGTTCTTGCAGTGTAAACCGTAAGAAACCGCAGCGGGGGTGAAAGCCCCCGCTATCCGGTTGCCAAAGGTTCGGTCGAAAGTCGCACCCTCACACAAAAGGCACAAAGAAAAATAAATATCCTCCGGCATAGCCGGAGGTTTTTCAAATGCGCCTATAAGGCTCTCTTACCAGCCGCGCCCTAACAGGCGCACACGATCTGACATTTGCATCCAACTTCGTTACTTACGGCCCGTAAACGGGCTGCCCGGATAGGGAATCGATAACTGCTCTCCCATTTTATCCTCTTCAAGCTGGTGCTTTATGTAATCCTGTATCTTCGCCGTGTTCTTACCCACCGTATCGACGTAGTACCCTCTGCACCAGAACTCTCTGTTCCTGTATTTGAATTTCAAATCACCAAACTGCTCGTAAAGCATCAGACTGCTTTTCCCTTTCAGATATCCCATAAAGCCGGATACACTCATTTTGGGCGGGATCTCCACAAGCATATGGATATGATCTGCACAGCATTCAGCTTCAAGAATCCGTACGCTTTTCCACTCACACAGCTTTCTCAAAATACTGCCTATTGCTCTACGCTTCTCTCTGTAGAACACTTGTCTTCGGTATTTTGGCGCAAAAACTATGTGATATTTACAGTTCCATCGGGTGTGCGCTAAGCTCTTTTCGTTCCCCATTGGGACCCCCTTTTGATTTCTTGTTTGACACTTGCAGTTGCCAGACCGCAAGGTGTTTTAACAAATCAAAAGGGGTTTTAATAACTGGCTCAAAGCTGAAAGCTTTCCGGAACCCCCAGCCTAGCTGGGGGTTTTCTGTGCACAACAAAGCCCGCAGCGTAAAAACTGCGGGCTTTTTCTATATCTCGAAAATGTGGTCATTGCGTGGACAACAATTGATATAAATCCTTTTATATCAAAATGTTAAATAATTTTCATTTTTCATCAACAAGGATTTTCACGTTTGTGTTACCTGTATGAGACGAGAGTTAACCGGACAAGTGTGCCATAATCTCGCGGCCAGGCATACTTGCGAAGATTTCAGGTATAAGGATACGTAATGATACAACCTATTTCCGGCCCTCCTCCTGGGCAACCACCAGGTCAGGGAGATAACCTGCCGTCTGGCGCGGGCAATCAGCCTTTATCCAGTCAGCAACGTACTTCGCTGGAAAGCTTAATGACGAAAGTGACCTCACTGACGCAACAGCAAAGAGCAGAACTGTGGGCGGGTATCAGGCACGATATTGGTCTGTCGGGAGATTCACCGCTGCTTTCGCGTCACTTCCCTGCCGCTGAGCACAATCTGGCGCAACGTCTGCTGGCCGCGCAAAAAAGCCATTCTGCCCGCCAGCTTTTAGCGCAATTAGGGGAGTATTTACGTCTGGGGAATAATCGTCAGGCGGTCACGGATTATATCCGTCATAACTTTGGTCAGACGCCGCTGAATCAGCTCTCACCGGAGCAATTAAAAACCATTCTAACCCTGTTGCAGGAAGGGAAGATGGTTATTCCGCAACCGCAGCAGCGCGAGGCGACCGACCGTCCGTTATTACCGGCGGAGCACAATGCGCTCAAACAGCTGGTGACCAAACTTGCGGCGGCAACGGGAGAACCCAGCAAACAGATCTGGCAATCGATGCTGGAACTTTCCGGGGTGAAAGATGGCGAGTTAATTCCAGCGAAACTGTTTAACCATCTGGTGACCTGGCTGCAGGCGCGTCAGACGCTAAGCCAGCAAAATACGCCGACGCTTGAATCACTACAGATGGCGCTGAAACAACCTTTAGATGCCAGTGAACTGGCGGCGTTATCGGCATATATCCAGCAAAAATATGGCCTTTCTGCGCAATCATCGCTTTCTTCTGCCCAGGCCGAGGATATTCTTAATCAGCTTTATCAACGGCGGGTTAAAGGGATTGATCCGCGTGATATGCAACCGCTGCTTAATCCTTTTCCACCGATGATGGACACGTTGCAAAATATGGCAACGCGTCCCGCGCTGTGGATACTGTTAGTCGCGATTATCCTGATGCTGGTCTGGCTGGTTCGTTAA